ATTTGCACTTTAAGAGCACTTATATCTTGCTCTTTTATGTTTCCATTGTTCCAAACCCATTCTCTTCCTTCCATAACACCTTCTACAAAGGCATTTGGAGCGGATGGATCTGCAACTATATCAGCAGCTGTTGCTAGATAGAAATCATCTTTGACATGATTTGCGCCGTCTTTGTGGACTAATGTTCCCATTCCTCTAGAGGAAACACCAAGTTTAGCGCCTTCGTCAATTAGATTCTTGACAATTTTTCCATAAGGTGTGTCGAGTATTTTGGCTTCGCCTATAAAGTTATTTCCATCTGGATATAATTTGTTAATCATATGTGAAACTCTTTCAAGATTAACAACAGGACCTTCAGGGTGTCCTAATTCGCCAAAAGCTCTTTTGTTATTGATAAATTCTTTGTTATATCGAATAACTTCGTTTGTCAGTATCTCTTTAGGATATACTCTTCCATTACGATTCTTGACATCTGCTTGCATAAAGATGCCTCTAATACTATAAACTTTTTTACCGTCTTTAGCTTCTTCGGTAATATATTCTACATCTTCTATATTTTCTGTTATTAATTTCATATCTTTAAAACCCAGGCATTCCTGTCTTTATTTTTACTGTTTCTTTTAATTTTTTAATTTGAGCATCGGTATAATGATATTTTCCTTTTAAAACTTTTATTGATTCTTCTTCACTTGGACCACCAAGTAATGCTTTAGCAGGATTTTTTACTGTATCTATTGCAATTTTCTTTTGAGCAATATCAGTTGCATTTGCTTCTGATTTCCAATCAACAACTGCTTCTTGTTTTGTTTTACTATGATATTTTTTCCACTTTTCGTGAGTAACACCAGGATGTGTTTGGTCACAATCGTGTGATTCATTTACTGATTCTTGTTTAGTAGAACCTGTAAAAGACATACCTGGAGAATGTATATCAGGTGTATAATGAACTCCAGTATCTAAATCTAAAATTTGTTTTACTTTTTTTGCAATAGTAGAACTTCCAACATGAATTGCTCCATATCTAAATTTTGCATAATGAACACCGTGTTGTTTTAAAAGATTTAACACAAATCTTTCTCGACCTTCATTAACTACATGAACAGCATCTTTATCTACTTCAAGATATCCTCTTAAACCTGCAAGAACATATATTCTATCTTTACTTGCTTTTACATTTGTTTTAAGATTTCTATCAACAGCAGTTAATTTGTCACCTTGTTTTACAGGATAACCATTTAATTGTTTTTTTAATTTTTTAACATCTTTAACTATTACAGAATAACGCTCTCTTACAGTTTTGTTTTTAATGTAAGTAATCTTAGCTTGCTCTTTTGCATTGTGAAACTTATATAAGAAAGCTTCACGAAAGGCTTCTCCAAGAGTAGCTTTACTCTTGCTACCTATTATTACACTTAATAATTTTTCGTTTAAATCTGCCATATACTAATATTTATAACTTACCTTACTTCTAATATTATAGTATAATTATCTCCACTAGCAAAATTCTTTGTAGAGAATAAAATATCTCCTGTTGGAGTTGTTGAATTATTAGCTATTTCATTACCATCTGTTCTTAAATCCCAATATCCTTGACCTGATAAGAAACAAGCAGTAGAGTTTGTTGCACCATCCCAAATTATTTCTACACCTGATTTCGAATCAGCTGTATTAATAGACCAATTAATTTTTGATATTATTTTCGTGCCATCTTCACTTAAATGAGTTAAAGCACTTGCATCAAATTTATTAACAAGTGATTCTCCTGTTCCATCACTTGAATTAGTGAATTTAATAACAGTTTTAACACCACTTGTATCTGTTAAAGTTTGACTTGTTACTGTATCTGCCATTTAACTTGCTGTAAATCCTGTTTCCTTTTTAAATTCTAATATTATATTATATTTTGTTACATTACTATCAGATGTTAATAAAACATCGCCATTTGGGGATAATGTAGTGGAAGATATTTCTTTATTTTTTTCAGATGGAATTAATCCGTAATTTCCGTAACCATTTAATTCAAGTATTTCTTCATCAACTTCGGCATCCCAATATAAATTAATATTTCCTGTTCCTTGTATTTCATAATGAATATTTTCAATACTTAATCTAGGAGAACTATCTGCTTTATTTAATTTTGAAACATCAATAAGAAGTTGTTCTGTTTCTCCACCTATACCACTAACTGAAGTGATGACTTTATTTGTATCATCTACATTATTTGTGGTTGTGATAGACATTACTCAACAGAATCAAAATTAGCATCTTTTTTTAATTCTAAAACAATATATCCGGTACAAGAACCTGTTCCTGCTATAGTTATATCTCCTGATGTAACAGTAGCATTTGTAGCATGATTTGATATTGCTGGTCCTGCATATTCACCTGTTCCTGCTACTGTTATAGCAGTTAAGTGAGATGAGGATCCTTGAAATGTTATTGTAGCACCATCATCAGCAGCTGCGGATATTCCATACCAAATATGTGAAATAGATAGTTTAGCACCATTATTATGTCCTGTTAATGCACTAGCATCAACAGCAGTTCCACCTGTGCTTTCACCAGTAAAATCACATATTACTGTTGTTGTGTGAGTTGTGTCTTTTAATGTTCTCGTAGCAAAAGCCATTAGGCCTCCCTTTGTAATTCTAAATTAATTTCTTTGTCAATATAATTTTGTAAATCTTTTTCATTAACTTTATATTTAATAACTGCCTCTTTAATTTTCTTATCAAGGTCTTTAACTAATTCGTTTTCATCAATATTTGTTAAAATTGTTCCAACTACTTTTTTCATTCTTGGTGACAATTCATTATAACATTGAGAATTTTCTAAAAAATCTTTTTTTCTAAATTCATTAAGAAGATTGCTTAGTAATCTTTTTTTTGTCATCTGATTCAGCCTTTGTATCAACGGTACCTTTTTCAGGTGATGTCATTATTGTTTTTGCTAAACCTTGTCGTCTAGCATCTAAAGCTGCACCAATTTTATCTTTCAAAGCATCTTTAAAAAATTCAACTGATTTTACCTTACTGCCTTTATCATCTACGACAGAATTAACAAATTTTTCTACACCGTTTTCTTTTTCTTTTGGCATGCTACTATTTATCTCCTAAATTAATATTTTCCAGAACTAATATCATCTCCTGATTGAGGACCTGAAATAATTCCTTTATCTATTTCATCTTTTATTTGATTATCTTGTTCTTTTATATCAAGAGTTGATTGTTTTAAAATATGTCTACGAACATAATCAGCAGAAAAATATTTTCCAACATATTGTTGAACTTCTTGACATAATCTTATTCTTTCAGTTAACATTTCAGAATCTTTTAATTCAGAAAAATGTCCATCTTTCAAGTAATCGTAATTTATATAATCTACCATACTTTCCCAATCTTCTATTGTTAAAACACCTTTCAATATTAATTGAGTTTGTAAAAGGTCATTAAATAATTCTGTAAATTTTTTTCTTAATCTTTGAACAAATTTTGTGAATTTTAATTCATCTCTTGTTATTTCTTGAGCACGACCTAAAGCAAATCCTGAACTTGGTTCTAATCTTGATACAGGAACATTAAGAGAACGATATAATTTTCTTTGAAAATATTCTATATCTGCAATCTCTCCTAAATTATTTCCACCTGGTAAAGTTGTTATGTCAGTTCCTCTACCACCTTCTCTTGATGGTAGCCAAAAATCTTCTAACATAGACATATAATTTCTATCATCTCTTATTTCACCTGTGCTAGCATCATAAACAAGTTTGTTACGATAACGATTCATAACATCTTTTAAATATTGTTCTGCTTTAACTTTTGGTAAATTACCAACATCAATTTTAAAAATTCTTCTTTCTGGTGCTCTAGCAATTCTGTAAATAACAACAGCATCTTCAATCATACGAAGTTGATTTACAGGTTTGATTGCTTTATGTAAATATGATAAGACAAGATTTTTACTTTGGTCTATAATTCCTGAAGGACAAAATGCAATTGAATCAACGGCTACTCTGGCGCCTGATGTATTAGTGTTGTCAATACCTTTTGGATTATATATATAATATTCTTCATAATCTTCTATAATGTCAATACCTTTAGCAGATGCTTGTCTATTTTTTTGAATTTCCCTAACTTTTTTAATCTTCATAGGGTCAATATATCTTAATTCTGTTATTCCTTTTCTAGGACTTTTTCTATCAATAACTTTATGATAATATAATCTGCCATCAACATACCATCTACGGAAAATATCGTGGCCTTTTGTATTAAAATTTAATAAATTTAAAATCTCATCAAATTCTTCACTCATTTTTAGTTTTACATCATCAGAAAAACCAATATTATCTACATTTATTCTTACTGATTTTATAGTTTCATCAGCAACAATTGCTTCATTGATAATATCTTCTACTGCCATATCACATTCTGGATGTAGTGAAACTTCTCTATATCTTTGTATTAAATCAGCTTCGGATTTGGCCGTTCCCTCTTGGTCGAGGTATTGACCAAAAAAACCACCAGCAGCAACGACAGTTGTTCCATCGTCAGCTACTGGCGGTGTAAAAGCTTGTTGCGGATCGGGAGTCTTTTTGGCTCTCTCGATTTTGAAACCGAATAATTCCATTATGTTTCCTTTTTATTATGTAGTAGTATTGCTTTCAAAAAACTGATACCTGAAACTTACTTCAAATTGTTCAATTTCGGCA